AATAAATAATAAAAATAATAGTAATATAAATAATTTACGATTAGGAACATCATCCCCTAACGGGGCTGATATCCCTAATCCAGATAGTAATCCAAAGATAGAAAAAGAAATTAGTAGAGATGAAGCCGAACTTATAGTTAACCCGCAATGGGTTTCCCCCACTCTACTTCTTACTTCTACTGGAAAATATTTTAGAGTTAAAGATTAAATTGATAGGAGGGAAGTTTTATGGCGCTGACTACTAAACAAAAAGTATTTGCTGAAACATATATTGCTAATGGTTTTAACGCATTAAATGCGTATAACGTAGCGTTTGGGGGCGGTCAAAAAAACAAACCGTCTTATCCTTACACATTATTAAAGAAACCTGAAATCCAGGAATATATAGAGCAAAGACGTAAAGAAATGTATGAAAGTTTAAACATAGACAGTATGCGCGTAATGACAGAAATTGCCAAAATCGCATTTCAAGAAGAGAACAGCAATACCGTCTATGCTAAACTAAAAGCATTAGAGTTGTTAAGTAAAAATTTATCATTACAAACACAAAAGACCGAAAATAAAGATATTATTGAGGTCCAATTAATGGAGGATTAATATGATTGACTTTGAAGCAAAGAAAGCAGAAATTGAAGAGAAGTGGAAGCCTTGCGCCGAAGCGTGTAATGACTTATTAAAGGCATTAAATGAGTTCCGCAGTATTTCATTAGATGATTGCGACAAGAATAATACAGAAGAAGTCTAGAATTGTATGGCGCTTGGTCGCGACATAGATAACCGCACAATTTATATTTTGCGTTCCCTATTGGTTCAACACGGGAATGTTTTGTTCTTATGAAAATCCAAGTTCATAAGAACATTTTTAATGCCGTTTATTTACCATATTTAGAGGATTTTAGCACACGCTTTATTGTTTTTTATGGCGGCGCTGGTTCGGGCAAGAGCCATTTTATCGCGCAACGATTAGTATATAAGGGGTTGAAGTCATAGCGCAAGATTTTAGTATTGCGTAAGGTCAATCGCACTACCAAAGCATCTACATTCTAGTTGCTTCTGGATACGGTAAGCCAGTTCGGCATTTACAATATGTGTAGTATAAACCGCACTGATTTTACCATAACTTTGCCAAATGGCACCCAATTTTTATGTATGGGGTTAGACGACCCTGAAAAGATTAAATCAATCACCGGCTTAACTGACGCTTGGTTGGAGGAAGCAACTGAATTTACTATGGACGATTTTAGCCAGGTAAATTTGCGTATTCGCGACCCCAAAGCGAAGGATTAGCAGGTGGTTTTGTCATTCAACCCAGTTTCAAAAGCCAATTGGTGCTATCTACAATTTTTTGCTGACAATCCAGAATTGGATGAGTTTAGGAAAAATGTTGTAATAGTTCATACCAATTATTTGGATAATCCGCATTTACCAAAAGAATATGTTGAAACATTATTGTAGATGAAAAAGACTAATGAAGTCTACTATAAGATTTATGCTCTTGGTGAGTTCGGCAGTTTGGATAAGTTAGTATATAACAATTGGCAGGTAATGGATTTTGACCCATAGAAGATAAAAGGACCATTGCTTTGCGGACTTGACTTTGGATATACAAATGACCCCACGAGATTTATCGCGTCTATATTATGCGAAGACGAGGGGCGCATCTATGTATTCAAAGAATGGGGTGGCACCGGCTATCTTAATGATTAGATTGCTGATGCGATAAAAGAAATGGGTTTTGCTAAAAGCACGATATGCGCTGATAGCGCTGAATAGAAAAGTATAGATGAGATAAAGCGTGCGGGCGTATCGCGCATTAAGCCGTGCGCGAAGGGCAAAGGCAGCATTTTATAGGGCATCCAAAAAATTCAATAGTTTGAGTTAGTTGTAGCCCCGTCTTGTAAAGAGACAATTGAAGAGTTAAGTAATTATTCGTGGAAAAAAGATAAAAACACGAATGAATACATAAATGAGCCAATAGATGCGTTCAATCACTGTTTAGATGCTTTGCGGTATAGTATGTAGTGTGTTGAAGTGCGTGCCCCATTGGCTACAATAAAGAAAGATTTACTGTTTTAAGGAGGTCTATATCATTGATTACATTAAATAGTAAAGAGGAATTAACTATTCCGGTTATTAAGCGCATTGTAGAAAATCATTATGGAAAAGAACTACCACGATTATAGAAATTAGAAAGATATTACAAGAATGATAATGATATTCATCGTCGTATAATGAGTGATAATACAAAACCAAATAACAAGACTGCCAACCCGTATGCCAGTTATATTACTGACACATTGGTTGGTTATTTTATGGGCGAACCAGTTAGTTATAATGCGGAAGATAAGAACTTATTACAAGATTTAAATATGATATTTGAATACAACGATGAAGCAGATGAGAATACTGAATTAGCAAAAGACGCCAGCATTTATGGTGTAGCATTTGAAGAGTTGTATTTCAGTGAAGACGACAAGATGATTAGGTTCAAGCGTTTAGACCCAAAGGAAATTATTCCTATTTATGATAAGACAATTGAATAGAATTTAATCGCAGTAATTAGATATTATGAAGACTTTGATTATGTTGAGGAAAAGAAAAGTTTCGTTATTGAGATTATTGATGATGTTGAAGTAAATAGATACCGCACAGGTGAATTGTTTAATTCTTTTACTCTATTGGAAAATTATCCCCATTATTTTGGTATGGTGCCCGTCGCTATCTATGAGAATAACGAGGATTAGATGGGCGACTTTGAGAAGGTCATTGACCTAATTGATGCGTATGACAAGATGGAGAGCGATAGCCTAAATGATTTTGAATATTTTGTCGATGCTTATCTGGCTCTTTACGGATTTACCGCGGATAAAGATGACATAAAGCAAATGAAGGAAAATCGTGTGCTTTTGATGGATGAAGGCACAAGTGCTGAATGGCTTATCAAGAGTGAGAATGACGCAACGACCGAAAATATGAAGAACCGTTTAGACACTGATATTCATAAATTCGCTAAATGCCCGAACCTCGCTGATAAAGAGTTCGCAAGCAATGCGTCTGGTGTTGCTATTAAGTTTAAGTTATTAGGCACTGAAAACCTCACATCTATTAAAGAGCGCAAATTCAAGAAAGGTTTACAATAGCGTTTAGAACTTATGAGTATGATAGGCGGATTATTAAATACTGGTTTTGATTGGCGTGGTATTGAAATTATCTTTACTCGTAATATTCCAAGTAATGATATTGATATTGCCAATATGGTTAATACATTATCTGGCATTGTAAGTGACGAAACATTGCTCGCGCAAATTCCATTTGTAGAAGATGTTGAGGCAGAATTAGAACGCCTTAAAACGCAAAAAGAGGAAGATAAATTAAACAATCCATTCTTTGCTACTCCTGGTGTAAATTACGAAACAGCCGCGCAAGCAAAGGATAAAGAAGCGGAGGATGACAATAATGAATTGGACTGAAATTTTAATGAAAATTTTTGAGTTGTGTGTTATTCCTCTTCTTGGAATTTTAACTACTTATTTAGTCCAGTGGATTGCTGTAAAAAAAGAAGAAATTAAAGAACACACTCATAATGAAAAAGTAAATAAGTATTTAGATTTACTTGAAGGCACAATTTCAAATTGTGTCATCGCTACTAATTAGACTTATGTTGAAGCGTTAAAAAACTAGAATGCTTTTACTGCGGAAGCGCAAAAGCACGCTTTTGAGATGACTTATAAACAAGTTATGCTAATTCTTACTGATGAAGCAAAGTAGTATTTAACCGAAGCCGTTGGCGACCTTCAAGAATACATTACCGCATAGATTGAGGCGCAGGTGAATTTAAATAAATGAATATATTTAATGAATATTCACAACCAACTATTGATTTCATCTGGGCTCTACTGGCGGCGGCTTATGAAGATGAAGACAAGTTAGACAAGATATTAGAAGATATCGCTGATGATGTATTCAAAGAAGTTAGTAAAATCTTAAAGGATTTAGAAAAATCCGGCAGAATTGATTTAAATAAAAAGATACGATTGGGCGACCATCCTGCGATATACAAGGCATTAAAAGATATTGAGAATAAACAATGGCATAGATTTACTGAATGGTGTTGGATAGGAAATTAGGTAATTACAGAGAGTTTAATGCGAACTTATCGTGATACATTGTTATGGACTTACAATACATTTAGACCTAAAATCCCAACAGCACCAACAGAGAAATCATTAGATGTTTAGATAAAAATTACTGATACATATATCCATAATCATTATCTTAAAATTCCTTGGTGCTAGGATGGAAAAATATATAGCGATAGACTATGGGGCAATGTTGCGAATTTCCAGAGTAAATTATCATATGTGCTAGAATAGGGTATCGCTCGTGGCAGAGGCGTTGATTGGATGATGGATGAATGGCGCAAACTTACCAAGACTGCGGGTTATGAAGTGGCAAGGCTACTGAAAACAGAAACAATGGCTATGTGGAGTGAAGCAACAAAGGAAGCATATTTAGATATGGGAATTGAGTATGTAGAAATAATTAACCCAGAGCCTTGTGATGAAGTTTGTAGCGATTATGTTGGCGAGATTATCCCATTAGAAGAAGCAATCATTGGGGATGAATTGCCGCCTTATCATCCTAATTGTGTATGCGATTTCCACGCTTGGCGCGAAGATGTAAGCGCTGATGAATACGCGGCTTACAAAGAAGAATACGATGAAGAGGACTGAAAATTTTTAGGACAATTTTGTTTCACCGATTTGTTCTAATTTTCATTCCTATTGGACGAAAAAATGTAGTTCATTTTTAAAAAAAATTAAATTAATATAGAAAAGGTAGAACTCATAGGAGGGCTACCGAGGAGGTTTTTATTATGGCAGAAGAATTAAATAAGGGTTCAGTTGTTGAAACATCAACTGCGGAGAACGCAGGGGATAACGCACCGAAAACTTATACGGAAGAAGAAGTCCAGGCTCTCTTACAACAAGAGGGAGACCGCCGAGTTTCAAGTGCGTAGAAAAAGTGGCAGAAAGATTTGGAGAACAAGATGGCGGAAGCGGAGAAGTTAAAGAATATGGACGAAAGCCAACGCAAAGAATACGAATACGAACAGAAACTTCGCGAACTGGAAGACCGCGAGCGTGATTTTGCTATTACTCAAAACAAGTTAGAAGCAACCAAAGTGCTCGCTAATCGTCATCTGCCAGTAGAATTTGTTGATTATATCGTAGCGGAAGATGCCGAAACAATGATGAATAATATTACTACTTTTGAAAAGATGTTTAATAGTGCCGTGGCTGATGCCGTGGCTATGAAGATTGCGTCTCCCGCACCTAAAACGGGTGCTGCTAAATAGACCGGGCTTACTCGTGAAGAGTTTAAGAAGTTGTCTATTTCACAACAAGCGGAGATTTACCGCACTAATCCAGAATTATATAAGCAGTTATCCCGTGATTAATATTATTTTATATATGAAGGAGATTATATATTATGAGTTATACTGCTATGTCTCATACTGTTTATGAGAATTTTGTTTTAGAAAATAAACTTGAAGATTTACTTATTACTAATCTTGACCTTAACCAGTTCGCTACTCACGACGATAGTCTTGTTGAAAATCCTGGTATGAAGAAGGTTATCCACACTTATACTTCTAGTGGTGATGTTGAAGACCTCGCTATGGGCCAAGGCAATACTGATGGTATTGTTGTTTCTTTCAGCGATGAAGAGTATGAAGTTGGAACCACACAAGGTCGTTTCTCTTACTACGACGAGCAAGAAATGACTGACCCAATGGTTGTTGATGCTGGTCTCGATGGTCTCGCAAAGAGAATGGCTAACGACCTCACTGAAAAGGTTGTTGCTGAATTTGATAAGGCTGATTTGATTGCTTCTGGCGTTAATTGGTCCTTTGATAGTTTTGTTGATGCTATCGCTCTTTATCCTTATGAAGATGAAGCAGGTTTATTCTGCTTAATCAATCCCGCACAAAAGGCTGATATCCGCAAGGCTCTCGCTGACGACCTTAAATATGTTGAGGATTTTGCTCGCACTGGTTATATTGGTTCTGTTTGCGGTGTCCCTATTTATGTAACCAAGGCTGTTGCTGATGGCACTGCTTTCATTGCTACCAAGGATGCTGTTACTATCTTCACCAAGAAAGGTGCTGAAACCGAGCAAGAGCGTGATGCTAATACTCGTTTAAATACTGTTTATGCCCGTAAGGTTATGCTTGTTGCTATCACTGATAAAACTCGTGTTATCAAGATGACTGCCAAAAATTGGTCTTATACCGCTGTTGTAAGTCCTGATGTTGATGATATTGGCACTTATTTTGAGCGTTCTGGTTCCGCTGGTTCTTATGTCTATACCAAGACTACTGATACCGCATTAGACGCAAATAAGACCTATTACACAAGAGAATTAGCCTAATTTATAATTAAATATAGAGGGACCTACCTGCTGATGTAGGTAGGTCCTTATTTTTTTTAATTGGAGAGAACAATTATGTTAGATAGAATTAAATTATTATTAAATATCCTTGATGATGAATAGGACGAATTACTTTCTACTTTAATTGCTCTTTGTAAAGATGAAGCATATATTTATTGTAATTTACCAGCATATAATGCGGCATTAGATGGCGCAGTTATTCAAATGGTAATTGAACGCTACAATCGCATTGGCAGTGAAGGCGCTACTTCATAGTCTTCTTCTGGTGTTTCAATGAGTTATGATAGTTTTTATAGCGATAAAGTTAGATGGATGTTGAATAAACAAAGAAAGGTGAAGATGATATGATTAAACGAGATTTAATTCAACGCATTCGTGTCATCCCAACTGATGACGCGCAAGGCGGTTCAACAATTACAATTGAACCTTATGAGTTTATTAAGGCGCACGTATCTATTACTGCTACTGGTGAATAGATTACACAATATGGTATTACTACATAGAAATTAATTAATGTAGTTACTGATATAAAATTAGATGAATATATTCATACCCGCTATGTTTTTAATGGCGATAAATATAAACTTATGAGCCAAGTAAAACGCGGTCGTGAATGGTTCAGCGTGATGATGGAAGTTATTGAAGAGGAGGCTGAACCGGTATGATGAAGTTTGATAAAGACACCAATGTTATCACAATGATTGCGAAAGATACTGGGGATTTTATCATTAATGTAGAGAATTATAAATTGGATGAGGGCGACGAGGTTTATTTTACTGTTAATGACAAATTAGAGAAACCCACCGCACTTATCTCAAAGAAAGTCACTGTATTTAATGAAGATAACACCGCAATTATCCGCTTAACTTCCACGGATACTAATTTACAACCTGGGACTTATTACTATGATATCCAAATCAATACTGCGGATGGGCGTGTTGATACTGTTTTAGGTCCCGCTAAATTTAAAATTTTAGGAGGCGTGAAATTCTAATGAGTGAAGAAAAAAAAGTATTAGATACTGAAATTGTTGTATCTATGTCTAACGCCACTTATAAAGGTGAAGTAGGACCACAAGGACCCAAGGGAGAACCAGGAGATAGCGCTTATGACATTGCTGTTAAGAACGGGTTTGAAGGCACAGAAGCAGAATGGCTTGCCTCTTTACATATTGATGGAGATTGGGAAGGACAAATCGGTTCTGCTGGTAAAAGCGCTTATGAAATCGCAGTTGATAATGGATTTGTAGGCACTGAAATAGAATGGTTAGCGAGCCTTAAAGGTATTAAGGGTGATACCGGCGCAACCGGACCGAAAGGCGATAAAGGCGACACCGGGGAAACTGGGCCACAAGGACCAAAAGGCGATAAAGGTGATACTGGCGCAACTGGACCGAAGGGTGATACTGGACCTGCGGGGCAAAATGGCGCTACACCTGTAAAAGGTGTTGATTATTTCACCGCACAAGATATTAATGATTTTATTGCGTAGGTCCCACAACCAGATTTAACTAAATATAATAAAGATATTTTTCTTAATAATGATGAAACATTAACAGATGAAATTTATAACATACTTTATACTTGGAATACCGCGCAAACTGATTTCCGTTTAGGTTATATCCCAGGGTATAATTTATATTTCGAGAACCGTTATGTATTTGCGGTAAAACGAAGTCAATCTTATGGCTTACCAGAATTATTTTATTGGGATTATGATACTTCAACTTCTTGTTATTATATGATAGGGACATTCCCGTAGTATTCTTCTACTAAAGGGTTTTATTATCACTATATAGCCCCATCAACTTCGGCATTTAAATAGGCTATTTCTGCTAATGTAATTCGTTTAAAAGACGAAGATAAATTGGCTTCAACCAATTTCTTGCCACAACAATTTGCTTATATTAAAGAAAATTATGCGACCAAAGCCTATGTAGAAGAGATTGTGCGCGGTATTGAAACCGGTGCTTTAAAGCGTTCTGTCGTTTAGACTTTGCCAACAGAGGATATAGACGAAGATACTATCTATATGGTGCCAAAAACAGGTAGCACCGGTGATGTTTATAATGAGTATTTGTATGTAAATAATACTTGGGAATTAATTGGTAGCACAGAAGTTGATTTAACTAATTATGCTACAAAGAGTTATGTTGATGGCGCAGTATTTAGTGGGGATTATAATGACTTAACGAATAAACCAACTATTCCATCTGCTTATACCTTACCCACCGCTACTACTTCCTCTCTTGGTGGTGTTAAGGTTGATGGCGAGACCATTACTATTGAGGATGGTGTGATTAGTGCGGCTAGCGGTGGTGGTGCCACTTATACTGCCGGTAATGGTATTAACATTGATGAAAATAATGTTATTAGTAATAATAATTCAACAATAAATTTATTAAACGCAGAAATGACGGCAATAAATACTACCAGTATTCACACCAAAGACGAACTTATTGAATTATTAAAACAAGAAAAAATAATATATGTAAATGATGTTACTTGGTATGGCACTCAAATTTCAAGCACAGAATTAGGATTACGGAATAATAGAATTAAATATGAAGATTCTACAAGTATGAGCGGACTAGTTAGCACATCCATTACGAGCACGATAACTTTATATTCCGAGCAATATTATTAGTTAGTGCTAAATAAAAAAGCGACTTTATCATCTAATGATAATAGCGCGCAATGTAGAACTTGGTCGTCTCCAATGGTATCAACACAATTACCACTTTGTGTTATTGGCTATAATACATATAATGGAAAATATGTTGGGAAAAATATTTAGGATTTAAATAATCGTGTTCCTGTGAATAATACGGCTGATGGCTCTTATAAACTTACATCAACTGTTACTTCTGGTTCCGCTACTTATGCTTGGGTTGAAGATAGTTCCGGTTCAAGTTTTAGTGGCGATTATAATGATTTAACTAATAAACCAACTTTATTTAGTGGAAATTATAATGACTTAACTAATAAACCTACAATCCCAACTGGGGAAACTTTGCCAACGGCACCAGCGGGGGATGGAACTTATTTATTGAAAGTTTCTGTTTCTTCTGGAACTCCAACTTATTCTTGGGAAAGCGTTGTAATAGGAGGTAGTTATTGATATGAGTTATGCTTTAATTAATACTAATGATTTAACTACTCTTGGTAATGCTATTCGTGCGAAAACTGGTGATAGTAATAATTTAAGTATTAGCGAAATGGCTACTGCTGTCAATGGAATTACAACTGGTAGTGGTGGTTCTAATTCTCCGCCTAATCGTGGTATGACATTCGAACAAACTAGCGATGGTGAGGGAAACCCAGTTATAAATATAGATTTATATGGAGCATATCAATATCATTTAAGTTATTCATCAATCTCGGCTGTAAAACCAGTGGTTCTTTTAACAAATATTTGTAGTCTAATTGGAAGACAATATAAGGAAATTGGTTGGTATACAACAAACTACATTAATATTACTTTACACGATAATAGTATAGATACCATTCCAGCATATTTTTTAAAACACTAGTATACGCCAAGTACTGATAATATTATTCATCTTAGTTTAGCAGATAATACGCAAATAAAAACGTTAGAAGAAAATTGTTTGGAGTATTGCGGTCAAATATAGTTACCAACTAATTTTTTTGATAGTATAGAGGCAATAGACTCTTATGCTTTGAATTATGCTAATTTTTAGTCTTATAATAATGGTATATTGGAATTGCCTACTAGTTTGACGCGTATTAATAGTTCGGCTTTTAATGGTATTAGGGGAATTACAACTTTGATTATCCATAGAGATAATTTGGCGTCGATTGGCTAGTATGCTTTTCGATATAGTAAACTAACAACCGTATATTTTATTGGTAATCGCGAGCAAGGTATAACGATAAATAGTCAAGCCTTTTCGAATACATCTGACCTTACTGATATTTATGTGCCTTGGAGCGAAGGCGATGTTGCTAATGCCCCTTGGGGTGCTACTAATGCGACTATCCATTATAATTGGACGCCGAGTGAATAATAATATATTAAAATTTGGGTGATATTTTATTATCACCCAAATTATTTTGAGGAAGTAGATAAAGATGGCTTTAATTGGGACTTTTGAATTAATAAATTTTGAAAGTGATATAAATATTGAGACCCCGTGGGGGAGTGCTGATAACGCTTTTGACCCTACGTATATTTTAGATATATGCTGTGAAATGTTTTTAGAAGGTAGCACGGAAGTATGCCCTGTTGATACTGGATTATTAGTTAGTTCAATTTCTGCCACCACTGATGGAGATGGTTTTATCGCAATAGCAGATACTGATTATGCGTAGTATGTTGAATATGGCACCTGGAAAATGGGTGCGTAGCCCTATTTTGAAGAACCTTTCTATGAGGCTTGCCAAATTGCGATATAGAACTGTTTAGGTTTATATGTGGCAGTTGTAGTAGGAACATATGGATAGGCTACTTCGGCGATATATGAAACTTATCATATGTTGGTCCAAGAAGCCTATGAAGAATATCGGGCAGAGATTGAAATGATATTAGGCTCGCCTGGGACAAGTGATGAAAAAGGCATAGAAATGGGTGAAGCCTGGGCTGAATATAAAGCAAGACGGGAAGAATTAACAGCAGAACGGGATGATTATTTAGCAAGCGCTTTTTCTCAAAGTAAAGATTATGAGGATGGCATAGATTTTTCTTATGAAGTAGAAATTGATTAAAAGGAGGGCATTGCCTTATGGCATTTTTAAATAATAAAATGACCGCCTATACTGCCCCAGATGGGTTGGTTTATGATTATGCGGTAGCCCGTGAAGATGGCGAACACTTATATGTAAAGTATTTATACTTAACTAAATTTGATAATATCAATAATTATGTATTGGTGGATGACCCATATGATACAAAAGATAAAAACTGATTTATGTAATTTAGTGCGTTCGCTTGGCTATAATATCACAGATAATGGGGCTTATGTAGAAAATTTTCCTTGGCTGATGTTAAGGGTAAGTAGCAATCACAATTACCGCACGACAACTACAATAGAAAATGATTTAACACTTATTATTGATATTTTTAGTATTTATAAAGGTGAAAAAGAAATACTCGATATTGTTAGCAATATCACTAATCATATTTGGGAATTAAAAGAAAACAATCCAAATATTATTTATATTAATCAAAGAGATTTAAAGATTATTGATGATAAAGCAACCGGTCCCGTTAAAAAGCACGGGATTGTTTATTATACATTTTCACTATCTTCTTCTATTGGAGAGGAGGACAACACAGATGATACAACCGGGAATTGATGTTGTTGTAATGATTGATAATAAACCAGTAGCAGGACAAACTAATGCGAAATTAAATAGAATGATGAGCGCTATTGAGATTACGAATAAAGTTACTGGTGATTGGAAAGAATATATAGCAGGATTGCGGAATTGGAAAATTCAGTGCGATGGTTTATATGTGGTAGATGATGAAAGTTTAAATTCATTAGAAGATGCTTTTATGAATAACACAGAAATAGAAGTAAAATTATCTCTAAATAATAAGAACTATTTTGGTCGGGCTTTGATAATTGACTATCCCTTAAACTCAAATTATAATGCGTAGTTCAAGTATAATTTAACATTATTAGGAAATGGAGCATTATCAATTGTTAATAACTGAACGCCCGCAGGTAGAGATAGATAAGTGGTATGCTATCGCAATAGGAGAAATAGGCATACCACCTATTGATTTCTATACTATGACAGTGGAAGAATTAGAATTAGCATATAAGGGTTATCAGTAGAGGTTAGAAGATTAGACTAATTTGTTCTTATTAGCATTAATTAGAAGCAAAAGCGATAATAAATATGAACTTTTTCATATAACAGAAGATTTGGGATATAATATAGGTAGTTTAGAAGAACGCCAACAAGTATTCCAAAAATTAAATCTATAAGGGGTTATATAAAATGGATTTAATAAATCAACAAATTTAGACACTAATGGATAATTAGAGTTAGGTTAGTATTAGTTAGCCACCACAAGACCAAACTCCACAAATGGTTTTACAAAATAGTAATGCTAATAATGAGATGACCGAAGAACAAATTGCTCGTGTCGCTGGACGCGGGATTGATAGAGAAGGAGGTAATTATTAGTGCTAATTAATGGTGTTGATATTTCAAATTTAGGTATTAAATTATATGATAGAGTATTAAATTCTAATGAGATTAATACTATTGATGATTGGTTAGATGGAGATATCCAACCAACTAATATTAGACAACAAGTTAAATTTAGAAATATCAAATTAAGTTTTTTATTTTTGAGTAATAATGAAGAAGACGCATTTTATCGTATTAGTCAATTAACAGCAATGCTGAAACAAGCAACAATTGTATTTGATGATATTAATTTAGAGTTTAATGTAAGCATTACTGGGACTGCTAATACTCAACGATTAAAAAATGGTAATTTTATCGTTTCTTATAATCTTCATAGCGATTGTGGTAAAGGGCCTCGTGAGGTTTATACAACAAATGCCAATCTTACCAGTGCTTTTAATTTAAATGTAATTTATTATAAGAACTCTACTGAATTATTAGCAAGTGAAACAGTTGTAATTAGGGCTTCAAGTTTTACAGGTGTTAATGACAGCCCAGCGAGTATTGGCATAGATGTAAATAAGTATTTAACAGATTACTATAACACAGGAGTAATTACCAATTTAAATGGATTAGAATTAACTTATAGTAATTTGGCTTATGTGGGGACAGTTATTATTAACTATTCGCCAATTCAATATAATTTAACTATTGACTATATGATGGATGATGGAGAAGGATAGTTTATTGATGACACCGAAGAAACTATTGCTTTTACATATCAACAGTTATAGTCTATTTAGACTATTGGTTAGTTAATTCAGCCACAAGCAAATCAACCAATAGGATATAAAACTAATATTATATTTACGGGAGCATTAACCGTAGAAAATATTTTAGCGCAAAGCCCAATTAAAGTTTTATATCAAAAAATAACAAATCCAGCGCAAAAGACTATTGAAGTCAAATACTACGATGAGGCAGATAATGGCAATTGGCGTTTATTAAATACTGTTAATGTCGTAGTAAATGAAACTGAAATTTATGATGGTTCAGTCCTTGGTGATATTATTGATGTATCCGCAGAGAGACCAGATGAGCGTTATTATAACAATGGTTATATAGTAGACAATGATGCTAATAATTTAATTGTATTTGAAGAATTAGATTTAAGTTATAGTGTTAGATACCCACGAATTGAAAAAACAATTTGGGTAGAATATTATGCTGGCACTTACCCAGGCTGGTATAGAATGCTTATTTCTTCTTTAACAGTAAAGTATAAAGATAGTTATAGCACCGATTTTGATTTATCTCAATTAGGTCTTAATTTAAATAGATGTAAAACAAAAGATTATGAGGAAGGCAGAGTATTTAATTCAGGCAGTTTAGGAACCTATGATGATGTTGTCACTACTGGAATTATTCAGGTTTATTATGTGCCAATAGATTATGAAATTGTAGTGAATTTTTAGACTGATGATGACCCTACAATTAATCAACAGACTTTTACAGTTAATATTTTAGATTTTGTTGGCTCTCCCTCATTAAATGATATTATCCCTATTAGTGAGTATCGTCCAGAGGGTTATTAGTTAGATGTTGAAAAAAGTTATAATGGAAAATTAGAGTTAGATGAATTAATAGCATCTTCTCCTATTACTATTACATTTACTGAAATTGAAGCAGACCAAACTAAAAATATTATTATTCGTTATAAACAAGAATTAGCAAGCACTTTTTCTACACTTAATACAAGTCTTATTAGTATTAATAAAAGTGATTGTGTTGGTGGCGTGCGTTTAAAGAATATAATTAATTTAGATATGTATAAACCAACTTATTATGAAAGTGGTATTGTTGATATGTATAGCGATACTGCGTTGGTTGAATTTGATGATTTATAGAGTTCTTATGATATTCTTTATATGGCATCTTATTATTCTACTCCCGTAAGGTATTATACAGATGATGTTGATGATATGAACTGGATAGGTAGCGCTTCTATATCTTATCGTATTATTGATTTTGAGACCACCACAACCTTATTTGATTTAGGTTTAGATTTAAATATGTTTAAACCATCTTATGGCGATAATGGTGTCTGCCAATATAATGGTCCAGTAAATTTCTTGTCATTAAGAGAATTATTTAGTATTAATATTATATATGATACAATTGAAGAACCAGAAGGCGATGACGGTATTGATTACCCACATAGGTTCTTATTTACTTGGGCCAATGATTTTGGTAGTTTTGAAAGCGTATATCCAAATTTAGATTTTAGACATTCATATATTAATACTGGTTTTACTTGCGATGATATGGCACGCGTTACAATTACAATGGAATGTGACAAAGTTGATAGAAATACACCATTCCACGATATCAATGGTCCTTATGGCTACTTATTTGGTAGTGATGGTGGCGTTACTGGCGCTTTTTATATGCGTTTTAATAACCAAACAACTCATCACGCAGGTGAATTAACGGGTGTTAATACTTATGAAGCATAGGCTGGTTATCATTCATCTGTATTAACCTTAACTGAATAGGATGCTGTTGGTTTTAGTGCCAATACCGGTATTTATGCGTCAGCCCAAGAGGGTTATAGTAATGCGACATTTACTTATACAAATCCATTAGCGGTAGAGGGTTTCCCATATAATAGAATTGTATATCCTATTTATTTATTTGCTAATAATAATGGCGGACGATACGAATATGGTATTGGTGGCATTGGTATTTATGGTTGCCGTATTTATTATAACAATGTGCTGGTTCGTGATTTTATTCCAGTCCAAGAGTATGATAAGATTGGTGATTTGGTCGCCCCAAGCAATTGTTTATATGATAAAGTTAGCAAGACATTTTTTGAAGATGCTAGTGGCAATAACGGTTTTAATATAAAAGATGATGACCGTTATGTAGATACAAACCCAGCCCATAAAATTGGATTTTGTTATGTAAATTATTATCAAAATAATTTAAGATTTAAGACAGTCAAATATTTCTTCCGTGGGGATGATTTTACTGATGGCAAGACCTATGACCCATTTGAAGAATGGGAAATAGAAGATAATCAGCCAATGTTCTATAAGCCAGGCGTAATTACTGATATAGGGAATATCAATTTTACATTTAATGGATTAAATGGTTAGGTCTTTAATGTTCTTTATGAAGAAGACGAAAATAACATTGTCGTAAATTATTATCGTGATGATAATGATGGCGGAGACCCCGTTTTATTACATAGCGATACAATAACATTATCACAGCGCGACTTTTATTAGGTTCCTACTTTTGGTGATATTGTTAGATTAAATAAATATAAACCAGCAGGTTATAAAACTGATTATGAGTTCCCTGAAATGAAGGTGTCATTAGCCAGAGTATTAGCGCACGCGCCATATACAATTACTTATACGCCTGAAACGGAACCATTAGAAGATTATACAACAACTATCAAATATATTAAAAAAGTTTATGGCATTAGAACTTATGAAACCATTGCGGAAGATATTTTACATTTTGATTAGACAGATTTTAGAGATGGCGAATATATTGATTTTTACATTGAAAAAAATAAATATAAACCAGAGCGTTTCTATGTAGATGGAGAATATTATCAATGGTATGAGATGGATGAAAAATTAAATAGCCCAAGTGATTTAAAACCAATCTATACAGTGGTTTATGATTGCGCGCGCCAGTATATTGATGTAAATTACTATACTGATGAATGGGACGAAGAGAACTTAATTGCTTCTACCACTTGGTCTTATCAATTAGATGAGTTTGACCCAGAGTATCCATTCTATATTGTTGATTAGTTGCCAAATACTTATATCAATAAATATCGTCCAAGAAATTGTGATGGAGGACAATTACAAAATAGTGATGTAGCATATACTTTTTATACTCTCGCTGATTTAGAAGAAATCGCAATTGTATATGAAAGTATTAGCGAACCAAATGACCCAAATGAAGCATATTATGAAAAGAAAGTTTTATGTTTTGGTGATTTATGTAATAAAATTTATCCAAGTATAAAAGATATCAATTTGGGTATATAGAGAGGTGTTTTACCTCATCCATTACAAGTGCCATATATTGATTTAGGCTATAAACCAAAAGAAATTGGGCGTTTAAGAGTTGAATTAACTGGCACTGCTAAACCAATTGGTGTTATAGCCCCAACAAGCCCATATTCTAATTTAGATACGGGATTTTGCGGGTTATTTGGATATCGTGGAGCACCAAATGATTTCATCGCTATTGCGAATACAAGTTATAGTGAAACTAAATTACCAGATACAATAGCCAGCCCATATATATCAGTGAATGAGGAATTTGGAATAGATACATTGAAACCTGTATGGTCCAAAGGTGAATTTTATATTCAACCTCGTGTTCCTAGCACAGAGGGGGCATTTTGGATTTGGGATTACAGCGGTCCTTCAAGTATCGATGGTTAGAAATATATTGATAATGTAATGACAAGAAATAGAATGCCGCCTAATGATGTTTATTATATCAAACCAGGTATGGTAGCCAGTTTTAGAAGAGGGTTACCTTTTGATGTTGATAATGATTATAATACAATATCAGCATTTAAAGAAAATAAATTTACTAAAACCTATACTTGGGAAGGCGTGCCTGATAAAGAAACAGATGGATATATGTAGGTTAATAGTGATAGATTACTGTCCCAAGGGCTACAATCATTTGATGAAACAGAAAGATATGATAATTAGGACGGCACCTGGGTTGGAGATTATGCTATTGCTAACCCATTTACAGTAGTATTAGATGCTTATAATAATTATTGTAGTATTTGGAATTATCACGATAGCAATTATCCATTTATATGGAAATTTGAAAATACTGATAATTCAATTTGGGAAGATATAGAGAGACCAAAAGGGTCTTTATCTTTATTTACTACAACAAATCCATATTCAGGAAAACCCAATATATTAGATGACTACTATTGGTCTTACCCTTCTATGACAGCATTATAGGGCGGTATGACTATGAGGTTTTAGCAAACTGTTTTAGGTTTAAACCCATACGATGCTAATAGTTGGAAAACAAAAGCAAATGGTGAAGATGAAATAGGTTATGGTTATATTAAAACTACTGTTAGAACAAAAAAGAAAAATCCTGACACTGGCAAATGGGAGAAAGTTGAAACTGAAATATCAAGAAATGTTATGTGGGCTGACTGGGTATTCCCAACATTCCCTTGGTTAGCGGGGGCTGCTATTTATAGTTTAAAAATCTATGATAGAGATAAATTAGTGCGTGATTTAATCCCAGTAGGTAAGGGCGATAAGATATATGATTATATAATGCCAGAAAATGGTTTATTTGACCTTATTACTGAAATTTTCTTTGGAGATAGCAACCCAGGTAAAGCAACATAGCGTTTAAATACGGTTAGTAGTGAAGAATTTACTTATACACCATTCTCATTATATGCTATTCCAGATTTTAATATTTATGGTAAAATTACTACAAATTATTATGATTATGATAATTCATTTATTGAAAATAAATTTGTAGATGTCCCGATGTGGTTTTGCGGGCGTAATACAACCATTGAAGAAATACTTGAATGGAATGATTATAAACCTGATGATTACCACTTGGATGGATGGATTGATGTTGATTAGGACTGGTCTTGGTTAGGCGATAAAATGAACCTCGCTCAAATTTATGAAATGGGTTCAATTAATGTTTATTACCGTCTTCGCACATTTACTAAAACAGTTGTATATTATCGTGATAATGTCCGTATTGGCAGTAGAGATATAATGTATTCATTAGAAGATATCCAAAACGCTCATAATTTAGCAGATTTAGGTATCAATGTAGATTTATATTATAACTCACAATTTAAACACGGTCGTGTTGTTTATAACGAACAAATCATCGCACAAGATGATATTGAAGCATTTATTAATGCTCCAAGTCCAATAGTGGTATATGATAAATTAACACAAGAAGAAGCACCTAATCTTTTATATGTTGAATATTATAGAGGCGGGGCTTACGATGACGGACTTATTACATTAGATGAAAATGATAGTAATTATTTAGATTGTGATTTAACCGCAAGGGTTCTTAATCCAAATGGAGCAATTAAATATTATAATCATTATCATCAAGCGCTTTATGAAGATGAAGACTTTGGCGAATTTATCCCATATCAAGTCAAAGTTTTAGATAAATACGCGGGTTTACACGCTGGTCCTGCTCGTAAATATAAAACTCTCGCAATGATTATATAGCGCGATACTTATACAATTATTCAAGAGCGTAATGGCTGGGGTAGATTAAGAGAGTATCCTAATGCGTGGATTTTATTAAGCGCTACTGAACCTATTACTGGTCCTGGTTAGAACCCAGACTATGACAATGGTTATGGTAAGGCTACTACTGAAACCAACATTAATTTAAGGTCTTCACCAAGTTTAATGTATAATAACAATATTATTGGCGTTATTCCAACGGGCACAGAGGTTGATATTATTGGTGAAATGACCCGCGTTAGTGGGAGAAACTGGTATCCAGTGCGTTATTTGACTTATCAAGGCTATGTTGTTGATGAATATATCAATATTACTAAATCATATTTAGGAGAACAACTAGTTATTCCATTTGGTGAATATGTTGATATTACAAAAATGACAGTAGATAGATTATGGTGCTATGCCCCTGATTTTGAAAGTTGGATTAAAGCAGAAGATATTAGTTTTAATCAAGCAGGTAAATTATATAACGGATTAAAAATTGATGTTATTGATTTAGATGGAATTGATTTCAGTAATGTATCTTCATTAGAAGATATGGGTATTGATATTTAGAAGTATGTATTGCGTTTCCATAATGATAGTAATTATAGTTATAGTGGCGACTATACATACAACGCATTTAGTCAATTACATAATATTGATGTTGTATATCCAGAAACAATTTACAACTATTCTTGTATTTATTACCAAGATAATAAAGCAGAACAAAATAGATTAGGCGCATCTGCGTTTAGTTGCTCCATCAGTGATTGGAACCCAGATTGGGATACATTCATTGCTACCTCTTGGCAAACAGAAGAAGTTTATGGAGAAGCCGTGGCTAAAAATGGCACACAAACAACTGGTAATATTAATATCCGTAAAGAAAAAGATGTTAATAGTGAATTAGTTGGGACTGTTCCAATAGGCGAAACAGTGTCTATCACCGGTGAAAGTTCTGTGGTTGGTAGTTATACTTGGTATCCTGTTCTTTATGGAGAATACGCTGGATATATCCGCACTGTTAATTTAACTGTGGTTAGCGAATATGGTGGGACTATGGAAATTAATCCTCAATTATATCGTGATACAGTATTAACATTAACCTGGGATTATTTCGGTTTTGAACGCAACTTATATCGTCCTACTGGTTATGGTGAAGGTATTTACTTATGGAACCCTCGTTCTTGGGATAAAGACAATATTAAATTTAGTTTTGAAGAATTAATTAAATGTGGCACTCAATATGTTGTATATCCAATCTTTAACCCAGACACTTATAAGATTTGGGTATAGGGTAATTATTTAGGAAAATATGTATAGAGAAGTATTAACGACCCATATTATGGGACCACATACTATCATATGTATTTAAATAATCCAGGTATTAAAATAGATTTAAGCGATGAAACACACGAATATAATTTATATAATACCGACCATTATAGTATTTATGGTGCTGGTGAATGGCGTAATGATTTAGGCTATGGCGGGCACGAATATTCCGGTAATTATTTCTATATTAATAGTGGTGAAAACGCATATTATAACACACGATTAGGTCCTATTGTATTTTCTCTTTCAAGCAATTATCGCTTTAATGGTATAAGTATGCCATATAAAACAATGTCTCCATCAAACGGGAATGTGCCAGACGCAATCCAAAATACTAAAAATGGAGATGTGTTGATTGGCGATGTATCGAATTATCGTTATAGCCCAACTGATATAGTAGGTATTGGTAATGACTATGAAGGAAGAGAAAGATAGTATTACATTACAGGCAAATTAAGCCAATTACAAGATAATACAAATCTTATTGGTTATCATTATGATGTGCCTGATAACTCCACTGATTATGATTTACGCAATCAATGGTGTCGTGGTATTATTTATGAAGTTATTAGTTATTATGACTTTATGATGATACATTATTATGTGCCAGTGCCAAAAGGTTTATGGTATCGTTATAATGGAGAAACATTAAGAATGCCTGATAATGGATTATTTGATTTACTTACGGGTGAATTTAAACAAGGATTTAGGGCGAGCAAAGACAGCGATTTAGTTCCTACTGGTTTTAGTGGCACATTGGGTGATGGCAAAGAACTTATTTTCTTACGCAATCAAAATATTAGTGATAATGCTTATGACTTATTTAATGGTTGGGAATATGAAACAACCGATGTGTCTATTATTAAACGGACAACTGAAAATACTATTGGATATCAATAGCCTGATGAATATAGTATTTAGATGCGTAATTTAACCGCTGGGCTTATCTTACCAATTGCTAAACAAACTAATGATAGTTAGAATTAGGTTGTTGGTTCTTGGGATAAATCTTGTGATGAATGGATAAAACGCGATAAGTTAGAAACTGTCAGTGGATACAATAGTATTGTCGCAGAAGAAGCAACTTATAGTTTAGTGCCTGGAACTCTTTCAAATTTCTATGTATATAATGACCCATTAGCAGTAAGTCATATTGGAGAATAGAGTGATTATTCTTATGGCAATGCCCCTGGGGTTATTAAAGTATATTATGTATGTCCTACTCCCGTTGACGGAATGCTATTTGACGGAGCACATTGGATACCCAGATACTATACAAGTTCTGCTACAACTCCATTAAATAAGAACTATGTAATTACCAAAGATACCAATTATTACAAATTCCCAATCGCAGACAATGAATACCGTATAAATAGTTATTTATATGGTGAGCGCATCACAGTATTGTATGTATGCCAGAACAACACTAACTGGGGCTATACTGGTTAGGGTTGGATTGAAATTGATGGCAATACCAGCGAAGTATTATAATAGAATGGGGGATAAATCAAATGAATGAAAATTATTACCCAATTACATTTGATGGGGACAGTTTCATTATTAACAATAATGGGACTGCCCCAGCCCCTTGTAAGATTACAATTGTCCCATAGGTAGATTTTGTAAATCTTACAATTGAGGGTTTAAGTGAAAAACCAATTAGTGTTTCACAAGTAAGAGCAAATGATACATTAATTATTGACGGAGAGGAACGCACAATTACTATTAATGATAATACAGCATTTGATAGATATAATGGTTGGGAGTTCCCAAAAGTTTAGCCAGGATAGAATACGGTAAAAATATTAAACGGCACACATATATAGATTTCAATAGAATTTAATATGAGGTATTTATAATGTTTAAAATATATAATAGTAGTCGTCGTTTTTTAACCATATTAGACACAGGGTTAAAGAATGTTTATACCACTGATAGTTTAGACACTGGTTGGAGAAGTTTATGTTTTTAGGTGCCGTGTAAAACCGAATATCTCCAATACATAGAAGAAGAAAATTATATAGAAACCGAAGATTATAACTATATCATAAAAGAAATAAAAAGTGAAGATAATATTTTTTTAACAGTCTATTGCCAACCTGATATTGATGATTTTGAAAGTCAGGTTCATCCATATTTTGATGTTAATCAATTAGGGTTAAAACAAGCCTATGAGTATTGTTTAAATGATACTGGTTGGGAATTATCTTATCATAGTTCTAATTATACGAGATTACAGAATGAATATTAGGGTAGTAATAAATATAAAATTGAAATGATACGCAAAATGGCAAGTGATTTTAACCAAGAGATATGGTTTGATACAAAAAATAAAATATTATATATTTATGATTGGTTAGGCAAGGACTTCGGGGCCTTTTATTCTAATGAGTTAAAATTAAAACTATTAAAATAGTTTTCAAATACTTATGATTATGGAACAGTGGTATATCCTATCCCAAATAAAAAAATGAGTGGTAATATTTGGACTATTAATGATGGAAAAGATTATATTGAAAATTATGATTATACCACAAAACGCATTGTAAAATTTTATAAAGATGATAATGCTAAATATGCGGAATAGTTATTACGAGGAGCATAGCAATATTTAAATGAAATTAGTGTGCCAAAAACTACTTATGAAATTGCTTTAACAGATATTGGCTCATCTGTTGCTCTTGGAGATAATATTGTTATTGTTGATAAAATTAAAAATATTAAAATTAAACAAAGAGTGGTAGAAATTATACGGTATCCATTAGAACCAGAAAAAAGCAAATTAATCATATCTAATTTACCAAGTAATTTTTATAAAATGTTTATAGCAGGTAACAGACAATTAGAAAAAGATATGACATTTGTGAAAGAAACAATAGAAACTAATGGAGATTTAATTAATTTGAATGATACGCATATTAACGACATTATAGATAAGTTAGACAAGGCTAATATTATTACTATTAATTTTGATTAAAAAATTTTTAGGACAATTTTGTTCTAACGGTTTATAAGAATTTTCATATACTTATGAAAAGTCAAGGCATAGCGATTTTCACTTGATTTTTTTAAAAAAATATTATATAATATATTTGTAAAAAAGATAAAAAATAATTTATTTGAAAGGAAATAATAAAAAATGGCTAATAAATATAGTGTTACGATTGATGTTAAGACTGATATGGAACTATCTGCGACTGATTTGATAGATTATTTCCGCACGTTAATTCTTGAAGGGGACGCCGTTATGCCGTGTGATGCTGAAAGAATTACGATTAAGTCTAACGGTTATGAAAATGTTATTTTTGGATAAAAAAATTTAATATCATATATATAACATAAAGTTAGAAATAAAAATTTGAAAGGAAATAATAAAAAATGGTTCTGGAAATTATTGATGTAAAGTATCGTGATATGTTTGGTATTAACCCTAAATATGAACGCATTATTGAAAATAAACTTAATGATGCGGACGGTTTTAACGCATTTAAGGTAATGGTGAATACCGCATTAGAAAATCTTACAAAAGAAATTGAAGGCAAAGTGCGAATTGGTTTGATTGAGCCTCATATGTTTGGGAAATATTATGGATATAATAATGACCCTCATAATTATCATCGTGATGTATTTGAAGGTTATGCTCCTCATCCTTATTCGGCAAAACAATTAAACCAGAAAATTGGCAATCTCTATGCCCCGGCCCGGCTCACTAAATATGTTAATAATGGACTAATGAGACGAGGAAAATATGGAGTAAAAAGTGAGACTTATAGTTATTATTTGCCTTATGATTTTTTCACGACGAATGACCCCACGATTAAGTTTGTCCCTAATGATTGGGAGCGTGAAGGTATGAGACTTACATCTAATGATTTTTAATTCGTTTATCACTATGTTTTATAATGTTTATATAATATAAGCAGTTATTTTTAGTAGTCATACGGAATAGCACACCTAATAAAAAGGTGTGCTATTTTTATACCCATTTTTAGGAGGTCTAGAATGAGAGACGCAATTAACGAGTTAAATAAAAACTCAATTTCAAAGGCTACTGGTATCTCATACGGACGCCTCCGCAAATACGCATCTGGTCTTATTAAAGATTTAACACCAGAAGAACAAGAAAAAATCTACCAATATCTAATAAATTTAGCCAATTTATTTAAAAAAAATTAATACAAAAATCCAAGGAGGTCTTAAAATGGAAGACAAATATGGCACACCCGCCATTAATTTGCCAGAAGAAGACGAAGAAGAAATTTGGATGCCGGCACCAGGCTATGAGGACCGCTATGAAATTTCAAGTTTTGGCAATTTAAAAAATAAAAAAACAGGATTATTACGAAAATTAGATAAAGACCATTTCGGGTATCCAGTCGTATGTTTAAGAAAATACGACCCTATTATAAAGAAGTATAGAACTCATTCTGTTTATATCCATAGATTAGTATGTGAAGCGTTTAATGGACCACCTACTGCTGAAAATAATATCTGCGACCATATAGACCGATGTATCGTGAATAATTATTATCTCAATCTTCGTTGGACCGACCACAGAGGAAATAAAATGAATAGTAAAACTTCTTCTGCTCGGCGCCCACATATTAAAATTAAAACTACTCCTATTGTTCTATTGGATATAAATGGGAATTTTATAGAACGATTTAATAGTATATTAGAAGCCCACGAAAAAACTGGTATTAGTATATAGTAGATATAGCATAATCTACGAGGGGCACGGGAACCTTTTAAAATCGGGTATTTTAAGACCGAAGCGGATTATTTTGACAAATAAAAAAAAATTTGATATAATATAATTACAAAATAAATAAGTTCTTTTTTAAAAAATCACTAAACAGGATAAGGGCTTATATTATTTTCCTTCTTAATTTCATTGATGGTAGAGCCGTATTATAATATTCAGGGTTTTTTTCCTGGGATTTTTAGCCATTTTCCCACAACTCCTTTCACCTCCCCTGAATATTCTAATGCGGCTCTATTACTAAAAACAAATTTATTCCAAAAGGAGATACAAATAATGACAAAGACCAAAAAGATTTATTCAAGTAAAATAGCCGGAGCCTTATATAGATAGGGTTTTAAAATTATCGGCACTGAACCCAATCCGCACAAACCGTGGTTGGATGTGTTTATTTTTAATGATACAGATGCTTTGAATGAGGCGTTTGATAAGATATTAACCAATAGAAAATCATAATAAGAAGGAGTATGCCAAATGCCAAATTATAAACAAGCACCTAAATTATATCATAACAAAACTAATTTTAATAGTGATAACTATTATAATCTACCGCAGGAATTAATGGATTGTATTTTTACTCAAATTGATGGTAAAAGTGGTAATCAAATTAAATTAATTATCGTATTACTCGGCACATTAGGTAATGGAACATTCGGTGTGAGCGAAAAATGGATATGCGAGCGCACAGGAATGGTCCAATAGACATATAGTAAAGCGCGCCAAGCGTTGATAGAACGCGGTTGGGTTTATGTTGAAGATGGTAAATTATATGTATTGCCTTCTATCATTCGTTATGGGTTTCATTATCCAGAAGGAATTAGTGATGAAGAGAGGGCGGCTATTAGGGAAAAAACAATTTCAAAATGTGTCAATGACATCAAAAAGCAATATGGGTTGGAAGTGAAGACACAATTTGAAAATGTCCCATAGGCACAATTTGAAAATGTCCCATCGGGACAATGTGAAATTGTGTATAATATAATAAATAATAAAAATAATAGTAATATAAATAATTTACGATTAGGAACATCATCCCCTAACGGGGCTGATATCCCTAATCCAGATAGTAATCCAAAGATAGAAAAAGAAATTAGTAGAGATGAAGCC